CTTGTTGATCTAAGCCCTGCTATTGTTGTGAAAGTCTCAGGTGAACCTGCGTTACCCACTTTCATTAGCATTGCACTACCTTTTTGTGCTGCCATATTTTTCTCCTAAATACAGAGGGTATTTAATCCTCTAATTAAAAAAACGGCATCTGCCACCTTATTACTTAGACAATTGGTAGTTAATCAAGTGCCTAATGTAATTGCACGAAATCTCATGACACCGTGCCGAGTAATCCCATCAGGGTCCCTCATTATGTCGCTGAACTCAAACCTTAAATTTATAAGATTGACACCAGTAACAGTTAGACTTACATCATGCAATAAATCATGTATCTTGTCCATAATTTCCTTAGTTTCTTTTGAACCTTTGTATCTTGACCAAATATGGACATTTATAGTGGTTTCAGCACCAACTAAATTGTTTGTGCTGTAGTCTATAGCCGTTTCTTCGCCTAAAGTAATAAAAGGGTAGCTATTGCCCTCTACAACCTCGTCATAGACGCCACAAGAAAGCGTAGAGGTAATTGCAGACACATTAAGTGCTGTATAAACACTAGATTGTAAAGCAAATTGACCAATACTCATTTTTTAATAACACCTTCTTGTTGAAATATTTTAACTATCCTAGATTTATTTTTATTCAATGCAGGTTGCATAAAAGGTCTAGGTTGCATATTAACAGTTCCGAACTCTAATGCTTTTGAGTATGGGGCAGCAGATATTACTTGTCCGACAACTGAGCCATTAGGTTGAGTTTTAACATTCATCGTAATGTTTTGCCCTAAAAATCCTGTATCAGTAGCAGGTGGCTGATTTGGTGCTGATGCTCTATGTTCTACTCTAGGATTATATTTTTGATAAAGTTTACCTGTACCTTGATTTTTAATGCTTTCTTGTGCAGTTTTTTCTACCAACATTGTTGATCTTGTAACGGCAGATTTTGCATTTTTATGTGCATTAGTGATAAGTTTTTTTTCTAATCTTTTTTTAAAAGCATCTAAGTTTTTAAAACTCATATTGCTACTCCTTCTTCACAAAGTAATGTCAAAAACCTATCCCTCTCGTCAACATTAATAATACCGTTGACAGCAAATGACCTATTACCATAGGCTATCTTGCTATTCGTATCTATATTATTCATGTACCTTATAGTGATCTCATGCGTAACTTTTTCTTGTAACATGCCTTGTCTATAAGTGCTGTTTGCATTCTTTGGAACTATATTTGCGTAAACATGTGCAACGGTGTTGAAAGCTTGTGATAAGCCACCACCTGCATCTCTAGTATTGGTTGCTCGTTCAACCTTTACCTTGTAGCGCATCTTGCCGATACTGTTAGCCATACTAACCTATGCTCATTAATGCAGAGGAACCCATCCCCCTATGAATAACATAAGGAGCGTACAATGAACGCAACATAGGGGGATATGGCAACTTAGCATCATACATATCACCTCTATGCTCATAGAGATAAGCTATATGCTGCAGAATACCAAGTCGCATGGGTTCAGGTACATTGTATTGTGTTGTGTAACCAGTGATATATTCAACTTCAATAGCATTTGCTACACGCAATGCAGTAGGGAATGTTTCACCAGTTCTTAAAACTATTCTTGCAGGCTCTCTTGCATTGTCTAAGTAATACTTTGAAGCTGCTAAAGTTGTTGCGGTATCTGCATCATCATATGTCTTAACATGCGTCACAGACACTACAGGTGATCGTGGTAAAACGATATAGTTTTTATAGTAGTTGAGGTAGGGTCCAGTTCTTGTTCCTTCCCATAGGGGGTTTTCTATGTCCTCAAAAGCATCTAAAAAAAGCGTTAATGTTTGTGTCATTAATGCTCTGCCAGTATGTTCCTCGCAGAATCTTCTAGCACTTTCTATATAAGGTCTAATGACCCTTTCATCAGTAGCATCATCAACTCTAAGATACTCTTTAACTTCTTGAAGCGTGACTGGTTCTTGTGATGGTTCTGTTTTAACTTTAAGCCCTGCCATGATTACCCCTGCATAAAATAAGTTCCAACAATGACCGCATACAGCCCCAATATCATGGCTTCCATGCGAATAAATCTAGCTGAACCTGACTCTAGTCTTTTCTCTAGGTTTTCATAGCGAATTGCACATATTTGCTCATGCAACTCTAATGCACTTACTTCAGCCTTTTTTGCTTTCGGAATTGTCGTTGTCATTGGCTTCTTCTTGTTCAGGAAGAAGTGGTTTAATTTTATCAATGTAATGCTGTTGTAAAACTAAATTATCTTCAGATGCTTCTGCTATTTTTTTATGTTGGACTTGCAGTTCAGATAACTTGTTATACAAAACTTTAATCTCATCACTCATTTCAGCAACATTATACTGATGATCTACGCCATCTTCCTTTATTGTCAAAATTGGTTCGTTAGCTTCTGCCATATTTTTTTCTCCTAAAATTAACCATTGGTTTAAATTGTATCAGCAGGAAACCTTTTTGACCATATTGTAAAACTATATTTAATTCCCTGTACTAATGGCAAGCATTCATGACCATGAGTGACTTGTGCAGGAAACAATATACATTTACCTACTGGCACATCTTTATTGGTTATTCCTTGTCTTGGATATATTAGATCAGCACCTACATAATCATCATTCAGCTTAACGCTTCCTGTGACTAAACTTGCGTCATGATGCAGGTTTAGATTTTTTTGTGTTTCAAGAGAATACCTCATCACAAAGCCATCTCTTAAACCATACATCTCTAATGGCTTCCAATATCTTTCCACAGTAGGAACAATATAATCCTGCCATGCCTTTTCTAATTCTTCCCACAATCCAAGTTCTTTTATGCGTATCTCTTGTGCAGGAAACTTATCATAAGACAATGAACCCCAACCGCCATTTCTGTCTGCTAGTTCTATCAATCTTTCGCATTGCTCTTGCGTCATAAAATCAACAACCAACATATCTTCTGATAAGTAATCTACCCTGTTGTGCGGTATAAAATATGCGCTTGTGGGCGCGTGAAATGCGTTGTAAAGGCTTAAAAACTTCTCCTTGGTGTCTTGACCCCCATTACCATGATATATGCAGGAACAGCATCTAGTTTCAGGGTTGTTTAATTGATTTCCAAGCTTAATGGTGCCTTCAAAATGAGTTTGAAATATATAGCACTCATAATCTATGGCTATATCAAAATCACCATACAGAAAACATTTATGTGCATAAAGTTGATCATCATCCCAATGCTCTATTTCTTCGTAGTCATATAGTTTTTTTAACTCTCCGACTCTGCCTATATAAGTGCCACTATTGATATATTTAAATCTTGTATGTGCATTTGGAAACTCTGATGCTAGTTGCTCATGCGGATAGCAATAAAGCTCACCACTGAAAACAATATCTTTATCAAACTCTAAAAATCTTTCTGTAATAGTCTCAAGATCATCTGCATAAAAAACATCATAAGCATCAGTAAATAAAATAATATCTTGATCATGCAAATCTTTAACATAATCTTTCATAAGGTTTATCTTCATGCCACCACCAAGAGCAGACATATCAGTTCCTTCCCACTCAATATTTGTTCCTATGTTTACAAGATCAATGCCATACTTTCTTGCACTGGTATTTACATGGGTGCATTTCTTTCTGTCTGTACCACAAGTAACTGCATGCACTTTATAGGGTCGGAAGGGTTTGTTGTTTTCTATATCAGAATATGAAACATCTCTATGTATTTGATTGCAGGCATCTTTTCTTAAAGCTACTACACTGAGGATATTTTGTTTTATTATCTCAGGTAGAAACTCATCTACTGGCACAAAGTCTTTATAGTAAACATTATTGATAAGCTTTTTTGCACTGCTAGGTTTTATGCAGTAAGCAGTCATATTATATGGATAGGATGGCTTTTCTATTTGCTCATCTATAACTTGTACATTTTGTGGCTCATTTTCGTTGCGTTGCAAATACACAAAGTCATGTTTAGCAATCAGTTCTATATACAAATCTTCATTCCATTGATCATTAATCAAGGCATCATCTTCCATGACTATGACTGGTTGGTTAAGATCAATACATCTTTGCCATGCCTTTATATGAGATAAGAAACAAGCTACCTCGTTTTGTTGAAGTGGTCTTTTTCTATATGGGTCTGTCCAGTTTTTTCTTGCTTGTATGTGCCTGAATATATTAGCTTCGCCATCTATGGCTTTTATATATTCAAAATCTAGCAGGTTATTTCTTTGAAACTCTTTTTTTCTATCTGCTCTTTTAAGCAAAGATATAACAAGTTTTCTCATGC